TCAACAGAACTGGTTGGCCACACTCTTGATAAATCTTTGCACATACCTCCCACCAACTGATCCAATATGGGTCATTGTACACATCCCGGTTCATTTTCCACGGCTTCTCAGTGCCGAAGAAATGATTCACATATATCGTGTCGTAACTTTCATCACCCTCTGGTATTTTTTTCCACGGTACCCAACCGTATTTGAGATGTGAGTGATATATTGGATATTTCATAACGATAGAATAGAACCACGGAAACACAACCTCCTCTACACCTGATTGGACTTTTGGATAACCGAATGGTTGATTGGCTTCCACAGTCGATTTAAACTTCCGAAACAGGTCGGCGTCAGGTCGCAGCAACACAAGCGAACCTATTGACCCATGACCGTAGTTTTTTAACGCCTCGGTAATCATCCACGGCTGTACGCAATCACCTTCTTTGAGTGTAATATATGGATTCATTATGCGATACTCCATCGGGTAACCCCATGGGCTGGTAAACAACCCGGTCGGTGTGGGCATCTTAAATAGATGATCAATATTATGCAAAACCTGCTCATCTATTTCCAAGTATAGAACCTTTTTATACTTGGTGAGACTCATCATATTGAATTTTGTGAAGCCCATGTCGTTCCAATGCCCGTATCGCTTTTTCATCGAGCCTGTCAATTTCACGGTGTCATATTTTATGTAGTCAACATCTATTACATGGTCGTACTTTCGGGCAAGGAGTAACTTAGCTTCGTCAGAGACATCTGGTGTCACCATTATTATGATCGGATATTTGGTACCCGTGTCGCGCAACGATTGAGCCAACACAAGTGCACCTGGTAAGTATACGTCACCAATCATCATAAGCGTAACATATGCGCATCCCGATACTTTACCGGCGTCATTGTAATGTCCAAGTCCGTTTGTCGGGTCCCAGTTGCGCTGCTTATTGGCTTTATCGACATACAATCGATGGATCCCATCAATGTGCCGTTTGGGGTATTTATAAGGCGCTCGACGTAATTTGTGTTTATCCATGTCAATTGTTCGCCCATATTAGTAGACTGATATAATTCAAAAATGAAATGTAAAGTGTCTGCAGAAATATAGAGCACAGCATGTATACGATCAACCACATAGTATTTCTCACACATATTAACGTCTCTTCTCTACCCATCCATCCCGCATACCTTTTTGATACGCTGCATCGTATTCCATGAGTTCTGATATCCATGTCTTGGTCACGATACTCGGATCGGCCAGCTCATCTAATAACTTGCGAAGATTATCTAAAGTCGTCTGATTCGCCACCTGCGCTTTCGGGGTGCGACGGGTGGGGTGATGGGCAGCCTTTATATACTCATAAGATGAACCAGAACCACGCAACACGGCATCTTCTATCTCATCAATAGGTGTGAACTTCGGGTTGTCTAACATGGTCTTGTTAAATCGTGCAAACTCATGATTCGCGAGGAACTCATCAGCCTCTTCTTCATTTTTACCAGTCGCAACATTCAACTCATTGTAATTGTTAATAAATCGAATCAGGTGTTCGTAGTACGTTATTCTCAACCGAGTAATAATTGACTGTCGGCGAACACGCACCACGTATAAATTTTTGCGCACATTGAACCATGGTCGCAACATATCTTCATATATTGTGAAGTGTAACGTAGTGTGGTTAGGTCCTATGAAGTTCATAAATGTATTCATTTTCAACTTGAGTTTAAAACATTCGATTACGGGGTCGAATTGTCGCCCACCGTATGTGTTTATAATATAATCCATGGTACTCGGCTTGAGTTGAACGCGGATATCGATTTCAGTATCAGTTGAATGATCTTCAACACTAGCCACGAAATCTTTGCTGGCGATACCATTATTTGAATAGATATAATCATTGTTCCATTTCCGAAACGGCAACTCTGTTATATATATCATCTCGCTCTTTTCATCGTAACGGTACTCACCCATTGAGTACTCAGTGCCATCAACGTTAATCGTTTTGCCGTGCCAGCCACATAGACCAGGTGGCATTTGTATCGCATCATCCCCATCCATCATCATGATAACATTGGTCAACAGTGCGACATGGTCGCGAGCGTAGGTTCCGCAATACCAAGCATGCCCGATGTTATCATGATGTATATTCATAACGTGTGGGAACACTGGGCATAAGTAATCGGGCTCGACGAGTATGCCATCTTCTGGTGTATATGGGAGTATATACATATCTTCTTCACGGAACAATTTGTACGCGATTGGGTTGATGTCTGTTGAGATGTATCTTGACGATCCGGCATCTTTGCCACCGCGTGAGCGGCTACCATACTGACCGATTGGCAAGAATAATGGAACATTATTCGCACCGGGGAAACATTGTGCCATCTTTACCAACACGCCTTCAATCGAGGCCGACCCGTTGTGATATGCCATTTTATCAGCAACGCGACCGCCCATTTGGAACACTTTGGACTCGCCCTTATTGTGATACATACCGGCGAACACACATTTCCGGTGGGTTCGCAGTAGTCCATCGATTATGTGTGGCAATGATCGGTCATTATTAGCGTTTTGATATTCCATACAATAAGTCAGCATATGTTGTTCGACAGTCATACATTTCTCAATACCCGTCTCTGGATACTTTGGTTCTTGGATCACATGTCGTTGAACTGCTAGTTGAAGCGGTGTCTTGCAACCAGATGACATCGATCGGTAAAGATTGTCGAGCATTTTGTCGTTCATATTTGCTTTATCTGAATGATATATCTTTCTCATTGTGACATCGTCGCCGAAGAAGTGTTTTGATATTTCATCACTGTGTTCGGTCGATCGATACTCAGTTATTAAATGATGGAATGATTGAAACATATCGATAGCATCTTCATTGGAGTGCGTCGCTAGCCCCTTGAAGTATTTTAATTTACCGCGAGCATTGGTGTGTTGATCCATCCACATCCGAGCCTCAGCATCCGTGTAAAAGTTGACAATCTTAGCCGATTTATCAGCCGGATACCATCGTTGCACAGGAGTCGATAGGCGATACACAACGTTGTGGTGAAATAAACCAGGCCACAGTAATTGGATATTACTCAATGCTATACCACATATATTACCAACACCATCCACATCAGCATCGGTCATGAACACAATCTTGCTGTATACCAGAGTTTTTATGTCATTGAGGTCCATGTAGTCTATGGCCGGATCCAAGTTCATAATTTTTAAGAATGCGTTGAACTTGGGTGCGTTCATTGCTTTCTTGCTCATGATGACACTGCGCTTACCATCTCGTCCGACAATGACTTCAACCTCTTTATGGACATTTGTTGTTACTCCACCGAGGCAGTATATCCCGCAGTTTTTGAATGTCAAACCTGGTACATCTTTACTCAACAAGCATCGGCGCACCAAACTCGCAGCACTCTGCCCTTCGCTTGGGAATAAGTACGTCTCTTTGCCGGACTTGCCGGCCCACAATGCTGGCTCATAGTCTTTGTCTCGTCCGGCCATTGTTCGTCGTTTCGGCGTTTTCTTGGTTACTATCATATACTGATCAAATAGCAACGGTTCCAAGTTTTCCCATATTTGTTTAATGATTTTAGGCGGCACATTATAGTGCGCAACAAATTCATCAGAGCATATCAACTTTGTTTTGAGTTGACTATCAAATTCTATGTCAGGAATGATACCAACAAATACCAGTGATAAATAGTTGGTTATCATTCGCTTTTGGTACTTGGCACTGTTTGACTTTTTAAACATCTTCTCAATGAGTGGTTTTATCTTCTCGACGATCCGACCCATGAGGTGGTCGATGTGCTGACCAGCAGAAACGCATGCACCGTTGACCACCGACAGTATTGTTGGATTTGGTTGAACACCCACACATATATTCCACGGGTATATTTGGGAAGCCCCAGCGGGTTTCTCGTTTGGTTTGAGTGTGGCAGATATTGGGTCCGTGATGAAGTACTTCGATAGTTGCATAGCGTTGGTTGTTTGGACATACCTACCGTTGTATGTAATAGGTATCCCTAGATACGCAGATGCGAATATAACGCGGGCATGGAATATACCATCCATTACGTCAAATATATGAGGGCCAAATCGTTTCAACCAACCAGTGAACAACGACCAGTGTGCCATATATTTGATGGTGGTCCCATTCTGCCCCCGCTTCAACGTTTCAATAACTGGTGGATTGATTGTCTCCATTTGATTTTCTATGCGTTGTGTATACTTGATTTTGCGCTCTTGGTCGTGTGTAATTATTACCACCCGCTCGGAGTTTACAGTCACCAGCTTACACCCATATCCATTGGTTCCGGTGCTTATATTATCTATGTTTTCTGATGACTTTTTGCATCGCTTATGATTTGAGCCGGAGCGAAACTGTGTGAATAACATCTCTGGAAGAAGTACGGGTCGACCAGCGGATGTCTTTACACCACCACATGGTATACCTCGCTTACCATCGTTGCTGATCGTAACCTCACCAGTATCTTGACAGAATGTGACTTCGATCACTTTGATTGTATTATACTTCATCTTAACATCCATGGCGTTGACCAATATCTCATCAAACATCTTGTAAAATACTTGGCTATATTTTAAGCGCTCCTTAGTGATTGTGTCGTCCTTGTATGTATATATCTCATATGTGGCCACCTTATGAGATCCTAAGTGCATTGATTTTTCTATACTGTGCTCTTTCTCAGTGAGCTGTAAAAACTCGGCCGATAGTGCATCATCAACAACGATTTCACTCATTGTATATAAGCTAAGGTCACGTATTCAAATTTAGCTTTTTAATTTTAATGTTTTCATATGTTGCACGTATCGTACGTACAGCGTGATCGAGGCTATAACCTCTGTTTAAATTTGAAATAACATACAGCAAATAGCGATGGCCCAAGCGGATAGTAATCGACGTGTACAATACCTAAATATTTTCCCAATCGGTACACTATTTGAAAATCGTATCACATGCCCATCAACGTGCAACTACAACATGCGACTGGCTGTTCGAAACAATCACGCTGCGTGTATACGTACAATCGCGGAAAACACTAATGAACGATACCCTGGTGACATCGAGATCGTCATAGCCAGCCGGCGACCAGCATTATTACAATATATGCTATTTCTAGGATATCCTATCCGCAATGAATACATGGAAACCGCTGTTAATTATAATGCATACTACTGTTTCCACATATTGTGCGGTACATCCGCCGGAATGCAAACCGCAGGTGTTATCGCAGCTGCACGCGGATATACTGAAATATTACGCTGTGTGTTTTATTATGATTTTCAATTCATCGTTGATGCACGTATCGCAATTACTGCCATAGCAAACAACAAACCAGATTGTTTGCTCGAATGCCTGCGATATGGGATTGCTGATGCCGATAAGCCATGTGTTATATGGCAGGCGATTGCAAACAATAATCTCATATGTTTAAGGATGATCATCAAGTCGATGAAATTTGAGTTAACAGAACACCATATGCATTATGTAATACTTAAGGGATACTATGATTGTTTTCACTTATTATTATGTAACAACTGCCCCGTCGGTGAAAATGCTCTGGCAATTGGAATGGATCATGGTCGCGCAGATATGGTGCGTAGTATGGCTCTCAGGAAATATAAACTTAGTGTTACCTATGCTAATGTGCTATTGACGAGGCAATCAACTGATCGTATGTTTAAAATAGTGTGGGACTGCCACCGAAGTGCGTTATTGCCCGAACACATTCAACACATGCAACCATTGTTTAAGATGTTTAATGATGAAATAACACGCACAACGAGTGCGCCAATCACGGTTAGCAAAATAATCATGAGTTACACGTAATCCGGATCATAAATGCATCTATTTTTTTTTTGGTGCGTGAACATTTCAATGAGTATATACCATTCTGATATGTCAACTTCGACCATGGAAAAATCAATGCCGGGGAATTTAGACAATACTGGGGCCGCGACGGAAAAAACGAAACCCCGTTGGTTACCGTCTCGAGCAGCCATGGGTATATTGGCGGGCGTGGTTGTCGTTGCTGTTATAGTATGCATAGTCGTCATGGCTATATACACCACGTCTCAACCTGACGAATTTGGTAATCGCAGCGGTATGAAACCTCGTCGCCCAGTCATGCTGCTGGACCCTAAAAAACTTATCATAAAAAAAGAGGGTATGCGTACTAAAACCGGTATACACAATAAAGACGCTATTATAACCATGGGTGAAAACCAAATGCGGCGAAGTGATGAAACAATGCGAGAAATGATGAGCGATAAGGGGCTGCCGTATCAGCGTAATAAAATACAAGAGGATGACTATGACTACCGACCTGAGTGGTTGGATCGCATGTCAGAGAAATGGCCACATAAATACGACTTCACTACACGAGTGGATACGAGTCACCAGTCACGATACCCCCGCGAGATTTGCAGAAGTTTCACAAAGGATGTGTACAGTCCACCCAGTGAGTGCATTTAAACGGTTAGCATATTCTCGTGTCGGCGTGCATATCCGCTCGACTAACATCATTATTTTAATGGACATAATGCAGCCGATGATTAACACGATACTAGCAATCACGGATCAAATTATATATG